CTGGTCTGCTGGCTACGACTGCTGCTTGTACTCGAGTTGAGACCGGTGAGGTCGGTGTTCGTCGTGCATTCGACAAGACCATCGAAACCACGGAACTGATGCCTGGTTCTGTGAACCAGACGATCTTCGGTGATGTTATGACTTTCCCAACCAAGGATGTTCAGGTTGATATTACTGATTTGACTCCTCTGGCTTCGGATAACTCGACTGTTGCCGACTTCGATATGGCTGTGATCTACTCGATCAATCCAACCTCGGTTGCCGAGCTCTTCATCGAGAAGAACCGTGGCTTCCACGCTGACACCGAGGAAGGCGACACTCTGCTGATGTACAACTACATTCGTCAGCTTGGTCGTAATGCTGCCTACAAGGTTGCTCGTAAGTACGAGTCGCTGAAGATGGCTGACAATCGCGCTGAGATGGAACAGCTGATTCGTCAGGAAATCGTCAACCAGCTGGCTGCCGAAAAGCTTGATGGATCCATTACACTCTCGCAGGTTCTTGTCCGTCAGATCAAGCCGGCTGGTAATATCGTAGCCTCGGCCAATGCTCTGGTTCAGGCTCAGAACGAACAGAAGCGCAAGGAAGTTGAAGTCCAGACTGCTAAGCTGGAAGCACAGCGTATTGCTGCTCTGAATGCTAACCGTGGTGCTACCGAGTACATGGCTGCTATGGCCCTGCAGGATATCGCCGAAGGCGTGAAGGCCGGTAAGGTTCAGACCGTTGTTGTTCCTTACGACTTCAAGGGTATCGTAAACGTCGGTAAGTAATTAGCGATGTACATTAATTGAATGACGGTGTATAGCAGGATCTGGAGGTTACATTATGACAATGCATCTTTTAGGTCCTGCTTACACCACCACCAACGGTCGCAAGCGTAAGTCTAAGACGACCACGTCGAAGCACACCAAGCTTGCTATGGATTGGCTCGAGGACTGCAGGTTCTGCAAGCGCCTAGGCATCAAGCCAAAGACGTTCGAGGAATACAAGCAGTACCGTGCCGGCAACTATAAGCCAAAGCTCCGCGGTACTCCTCTGCCAAAATACGAGGTCTCAGACCATCGTAAGCAGTATCCGTCTCAGAACGAGATCGGCACACATTTCACGAAGGACCTGAACTACGAGCGAGAGAAGCTCGAGGTCAGCAGCAATTATATCGTCGGCCAAGCCTATAACAAAGGCGGACTTGTTGTCCTTTCCAAGTCTGATGCGGCTGACCCGGCGACCGGCAAGAGGCGCGGTTGAGTCTTCTACTCCTCCTCATGTCGGTGCCGTTCTTGGCGGTCTTGGGTCTCTTCCTTTGGGTCGGATTCAAGGCCGCCAAGTATATTTTCCGTTTCGCACTCTACGGCCTCATATTTTTATGTGTGGTCGCGCTACTTTTTAGTGTACATTAATTCTAAATGATAGTAGGGTGAATCATGGTTAGAACATATCTCACAAACTTCGGCTACTCGATCTATGAAGGCTCGAGTCTGTATGACGCAATGGAAGCTGCCGAGAAGGCCGGCTTCGAATCGACTGTCTATAACGAGTTCGATGAAACCGTTATGACCTACAGTCCGATTGGTGGATGGATCTTTATTTGAAAGACTGATATGCTTAAGACTATTATTCGTTATGTGTGTATTGGTTTGCTTGTTGCAGCAAGTGTTCCGGCAATAGTTTATATTGTCAATGATGCTATTGATGATATTACAAGAAGTCAAGCTTCTTATCAAAAGTTTGTCATTCGTTGTCGGGCAAATCATGGCACAATAATTAACATGAAAAAATCTAATATTTCTAGAATGTGTGTAGCACCAGATGGAAGAATCGTTGACTATCAATGATATTGGAGTGTTATAATGGAACTCTACGGTGTCAGCCCATTTAAGACTCCACTGAAGCTCGATGGTGTAAACTTCAATGGTCATCATCTGGTTGGCTTCTCGTGGCCATACACAAACTCAAAAGGTAAGACTTACCACACCACAATGACTGATCGTGGCTGGGTCTGCAATTGCACCGGCTTCAACTTTCATAGTAAGTGCAAACATATTCGAATAGTTCATGAAAGGCTAGTAGCATGATCGTACAGAATGCAGTGATTTGTAACAAATGTGACGACTTCATCTTCTCGAAGCATCGTCATGATTACGTTGAATGTAAGTGCGGCGCTATCGCAGTTGACGGTGGACAAGAATATCTGCGTCGAGTCGGCGATATGAGTGCTGCATCTGACTACTCATGGTCGATCCCTGACGAACTGTATCGTGCCTGCGGCGAGGCTGCAGAAGAAGCATACAATACTGGTCGTAATAAGTTTGGAATTGCCAATGCTGTGATGCGCAAGCTGCGTGAAGCAGATCGTATCGTTGCCGATCATGAGCAGCGTATCATGGCTCATAATCCTAGCCTTGATGAGGTTATGGTTGTGGAGGTCGACGGTACCATCAATCGCTACAAGAAGGTCGTGTGATGTCGTGGATTGTCGTGTGGCTGATAGCGGCCATGGTTTCTTTTGTAGGCCTGTTTTTAATGGCGATCCTGTCACCGGAAGGGTACGAAGACGAGAATGGTTTCCACTATGGAAAGCCGGAGGACATAAAAGATGAACCTTGAAATTGAAGCATATGAAGGCGAGCTCAAAAAGCTCAGAATGATCCAAGAGGTTGTTAGGCATCAGCTAGCGGATCGGTTGTCGGACATGTACTTCATCTGTGGTGAAAGTGGCGAGAAAGACCAGAACGGTCTTCCCGACAAGATCTACATCTGCCCCGCTTATGGTGTGGATTGGTTTCAAATTTATGAGCGTACAGACAAAACTTTTGGACCTGAGTGGTAAAGGATAGTAATGTGACTTATTTTCTTCGTTCTGGTAATACCTATCGTGTGACTGATGAAGCCGCTCTGGATCTTCACGAGCTTCTTCCTGCAGGTAACTATATCATCAAGCAGGACCAGTTTGGTAACCTCTTCCTCGAGGAAACCGACAAGTTCAAGCCTTTGAAGAAGTACTATGGTGATACACTGAAGCATGCCGATCGCATTCATCGTACGTTTGCCGATCGCCCTTCAAGCACTGGTGTTATGTTGACCGGCGAGAAGGGTTCGGGCAAGACTCTGCTTGCTAAGCAGCTCTCGATCCTTGGATACGAACTGAACATTCCTACCATTGTTATCAATAATGCTTGGACTGGTGATGCCTTTAATAAGTTCCTTGCCGATATCGATCAGCCGTGTGTTATCCTATTCGACGAATTCGAGAAGGTCTATGATCATCGTCAGCAGGAAGCTATTCTGACCCTGCTTGATGGCGTGTTCCCGTCAAAGAAGCTTTTTGTTCTGACCTGCAATGACAAGTGGCGGATTGACCAGCATATGCGTAACCGTCCTGGTCGTATCTTCTACATGATCGACTTCAAGGGTCTTAGCTCTGATTTCATCATTGAATATTGTAATGATAATTTGAACGATAAGCAGTACATCGAGCAGATCACTAAGATTGCAACTCTCTTTACCGAGTTCAACTTCGACATGCTCAAGGCTATGGTCGAGGACATGAATCGCTATGGTGAAAGCCCACAGGAAGTCATGCGACTTCTGAATGCTAAGCCTGAATACGATAATCGTGATGAGGCTAAGTTCAAGGTCGAGCTGTTCGCTGAAAATGGCAAGCAAATTGATAGCAAGTTCCTGTACACCAAGACTTGGACTCGCAATCCTCTGTCCTGCAACACGATCACTATCGAGCTCAATGACAATGACAGTGATGGTCTGGAAGCATTTATTGGTGGTGACGTTGAAAGTGATGTGTCTTATTCGTTCCAGCAATCAGAGCTAATTAATATCAACGGTGCGACTGGCACCTTTGAATATCGAGCCAAGGATGGCTCTCGTCTGAAGCTGACTCGTGAAAAGCAGCAAACGTTCAACTATTTTGGAGCACTTTAATATGTATAAGTATACTGTAGAACTCGATTGGGATATGGTTGACGACATCGTTGTTGGTCAGCTGCGCAGTACCTGGCAAAGCCTAAAGAACGATCTTGGAGCTGGATCTCGAGTGTTTGTCTGTGACGATCAGGAAGCTGATGATGCCGAGATCCAGAAGCGCATCGATGCAGCTGAAATCATGCTGAAGTGGTATTGCACTCCTTATCAGCTGAAGGAGATGGGCCTTGAACCCTAATCCTGGTTGTGAAGGCGATTGCCGGTTTCGTGTAGGCATGAGTAGTACTACCTGTGCCTACTACCCTCCTGTCTATGATAAGCATGGGAATAACATCAACCCAGATCGTAACGTGACTTCTGGCATGGTATGGTGCTCTGTTTGTGATCGACAATGGAACTATTCTACACGTCTTGGCGAAACTGAATTTAAGGAGGTTACAGATGCCTAGGTATCTTGTAGAGACGATCTCCTATTTTCGTCATCGTTACGTTATCGATTGTGACTCTGCAGAGCATGCCAAGGATACTGTAACGATGGACGAAGCAGTAGAGATCTCACAGGCTCATATCAATGAGTCTATTACCGGTTGCCGAGAGATCGATGATACTGAGTATCTTCGTATCTTCAACGAGGATAACGACTATCTCGAGAGCTGGACGGATGAGGAAAAGTTTAAGTTTGTACATAAGGTAGATTATAATGGAACAGAATAAGGTATACACAATCAAGCTCATCTCTGGCGAAGAGATCATTGCTCGAGTGAAGCAGAGCGATGGAGTCACCGAGCTCATCAAGCCTCATGCAATTGCTATGAACGCTGCTGGTGGATTCGGCATGATGCCATGGTTGGTCTCTGCTCCTGGTAGCAATGTTTTGATCTCGGACACCACTATCGTCGCCGCCGTCGAGACCGGTACACTTGTTGCCACTCAGTACATTAAGCAGACTACGGGAATCCAGGTATAAACGGTGTACACTATTTTATATTTGGTGTAAGGCAATACTATGAATCTCTTTGTTCTCGACTCCGATCCTGTAGTTGCAGCCCAACTGCAGTGTGATAAGCACGTTGTCAAGATGATCGTCGAGAGTGCTCAGATGCTCTCGACGGTTCATCGTATGCTTGACGGCGTGGAGACTCGTATGCCTTCAAAGTCCGGCAAGACCATGTCAAAGTACTGGGTCCTACCAGACGAACGCGAGGATCTGTTCTACAA